TAGCAAACTATAAAGAGGCGAAAAACCGCTGGAATAAGGGGATATACGAGCATATGAGAAGATACTTTGGTTCTACAATAATATTCCCCACAATGAAACCGTTAGACAAGTAAAACCCTTGTAAATACAGCATTTTCGGGCTTTACGAACGGTGAAAAAGAACGGTTTGACACCACTTTGACACCAAATGAATTTGAACTCAACATGGCTACAAGAAACACCTTGCTTCGGCAGGGTGCTTTCTTTTGCCATTATACATATAAACTTATATCTGCAAAACTTTACAAACAAGTTGGGGCGGGTTTGGGAGTATATCTCTCATTCCCGCCCTTTTCTTTTTTCTCCATTAACTCGCGCAAAAAAATGAGAGCATACCACATAAAGCGGTAGCTCTCATCTTAAGTAAAAGGGCTGATATTCGATCAGCCCCAAAGCTGTTGGAACATAATCATTGTCAACGAACATTTCACCCACAAATATCCGAATGATTTGATTATTCACCGGTAATGTAGCCCCTGATATACTCGGTAAAAGATCGTGTCTTCAACCGAAGCTCATAGGCTTCTTCGATAATCCGGTGTGCAATTTCGACTTCACCATTTGTCAGATTGTGCTCACGAAGATAGTTCTCATAATCATCATATACTTTGAAAATCCTGTTGAACTCTTCCATTGATACAAGCGCATTTTCGTCAGCGACCTTTGTAGAAAACGCGATAATGCGATCTCTGCTGCTCTGGATAAACATCTCCTCGGTCAGCTTCGTGTTGTCCCTCAAAGCCTGCGTTACATCTGCCAAATTCTTTGTGATGTCTACGATTGAATTGTCATATACTACTGCACGCTCATTTACCCAGTTCATCCAACTATTTCGTTTTGTAATGTTATCTTCTGAATAATGAGCATTAACTTCGCTGAGAAGTTGCTTAACCTCCTTCAGCGTTTGGGTTGTCTCATTCTTTTCCTGCTTTCTTCGGGAGAAGAACTTACGAACCTTAAGAAACTCCGGCACGACCTTACCCTTGAATTCAAGAAACTCGCCAATGATCTGCATCACAAGGAAGCACCCGATGATAACAAGACCGACCTTTACTGGCACATCCAAATATTCAAGGTAACCAATCATAAGCCTTACTCACCTGCTTTTTCTGTAGCAGGAACGGCAGGATTGATAACCTTACTCATATCGCACAAACGGTCGATCATTTCGGCAATTGCATCGTAGTCAATGTCGTAATTGATGCCATCTGAACCTGCTTTGAGCATCGCCAGAACCCATTCCTTACGCTCTGCGCCCTCCTCGAACTTGGTCTCAGCAGTCTCCATAAGCTCCATGACCTTCTTGAGCACAACATTCCAGTTGCGCTCCTTTACGGCCTGCTTCACATATTTGACAAGCTGAATAGCCAGAGGAATGGCAGCAGCCAGACCAGAAGCAATGGCTGCAATGAGCTTCAAAATTTCCATCCAATCCATATTCATACCTCCATATCATTTTCTCGACAGGCCGTTAGACCTTATCGGCGTAATCAAGTGAGATCCACCCCGCGCCGGACTTGAGCTTGCCCCACTTACTTGCACCCTTACCGTCAGACTCAGCAACAATGGTATAAACACCTTTGTTTTTGATTGTGCCGGCAATGGCATAGTTGGTGCCTGCACCCTTACGGATGTTAAGAGCATCGGCATTAACTTTAATCCTATAAGGCTCGAACGCTGTTTCCACAGAAACAGCCTTAGCAACCGTCAGATACTTGGTATTGATCGGGCTGCAAATAGCGTTCTTGCCATCCTCAGACTTGTCAATAATGGCTCTATCGCCACTGACCTCGCTGACAATCCAACTCTTGTTCTTAACCCAAGACGGGATAACCTTACCATTGTAATAGGTTGCATCGGATGCAATCTTAACCACATCGCCCTCTTTGACACCAGAAGTTGTCTGAGGTTTAGTCGTTGTCGATGTTTCGGGCTTAACAGTAGAACTGGAGGTGGTAGATCCCATGAGCTTTGCTACATCTGCACGCGCAGTAGCCATAGACTTGCCGTGCTTCGGGAACCAGTGGTTCACATCACCGTGGTTTGAGCCCAGACCCAGCTTGCAGCTATCTGCATGGCAAAGGATATTCGGTACTTTGACACCATTCAGCATGGTGTAACCATTAGGATCAATATCGTAAAGGTCACACAGGTAAGCAGTGATTTCACAGGCTTCCTTATAGACCTTGTTAAAATATGTAGAGTCAGTCAAACCATCTTCGCAGATTTCAAACTGAATCCAACCGTTGTTGCAGGAGCCCTTACTGCCACTACCACAGCCCCAGGGCTTATAGTCCCAAGGCATGGTCTGGATGGTAGTAACTGTACCGTCAGCAAGCTTACCGATCCAGCAGTTCAAACCCGCCTGTCTGGTGATATGGTTCCAGTCGTTGTTGTAGCTGTTCTTACCAATCAGATTGATCAGCTCTGCGCGATTGGAAGCATTGTCATCCGGCTGAACATAACGCTTCAGCCAAGGATTGTTTGCGCCGGTGCTGTGCCACAGAACACCGACAGGCTTCATCTTGCTTGTTCCTTTATAGCAGGTGCTCTGCGTCATCATACACACCAGCGGTTTGTTGGAAGAGTTATATTTCATTCCAGTACCTCCCGTAGATGTGTTTGTGGTTGTAGTAGGCTTCGTTGCAGTTGTTGTACCCGTGGAAGATACAGCAGGCGGCAGAATGAAGCCTTGGAATGTATAGGCGCTGCCGATAGAATATCCGCTCGCCTTTGTTACGGTCTGCATATAGAACCGTGTGCCGCCATAAGCACTGTTTGATGTAACTACATCGCCGTTGCTTTTAACCTCTTCTACAATGGCAACATGGCCGGCGCCGTCAGAAGATACGCCAGCTTGTCCTTTGCGCCAACAAATAACCGCACCCTCAACAGGTGTCTGGCTGCGCTTATAACCATCAGAGGTATAGCCATACCAGTTCTCAGCATTTGCTCTGCTCAGCGCAGGACGCTTACCTGTGATCTCATAAAAACGACCCCATGCATAACCAACACAGTTGGGTAGGCAGGAGCCAGAGTTATTGATCTCGATACACTCGTTCAGACCGCCATTACTTGTATGAATCCAATGCTTATCCGTGGAAGACGGGGCAGTGGTTCTCTTCTTGAAATTAGAGGAGGATTGTGTTGTCGTCTGAACGGTATTTGTGGATATACCCTCAATATCTGCAGCATCAACCCAACCATAAACGGTGGATGAACTGCCAGAAGTTCTTTGCAGGTGATAAGGGTGCTTTGCACCTTTGGCGATTGCGGTTACTTTAGCCTCGCCAGGTTTACAAGCCACGGCCTTTGTAGAATTACTGCTTGAAAAATGTGTTGTTCCTTTGAACTTTACGACATCGCCCACAGACGGCTCAGATTTGCCCGTAGAACCGCTTTGGGTTGCGGTGGACGAGTTACCTGCCTGAGTAGTTCCCGTCGCTCCTGATGGCTTCTGTGCGGTCTGAGAGGCATATTTGTCGTAATACTTCTGCCCATACTCAGCACGCTTCTTCTGCACGCTTTCACCTTGATTTGCAGGGCGTTCAAACTTGAGCAGCATATCGTTGGATGCTGCCAAAACAGAAGTCGCGGTTTTCAAAGTGTTGAGTACACTCTTGTAGCTTTCAGACAGCTCCTTCCAAAGGAAGTCAAGCTGCATTTCAAGGTCTCCGATGGATTTACCTTTTGACTTTGCAAAGTTGAGAAGATTCTGTTTTCTCGACCAGTATGTCCACTGAGCAAGCCCGAAGCCAGCGGAGTCCCGTACAAAGTTCGTATACTTACCGCTGTCAACGGCGGCGACATACTCATCATCCGTATAACCCAGCTTCTTCTCATAAGTGTTCTGAAGGTTGTTAGGCTTAAGGGCAGACTCTGCGAAGAGATTGCCCATACATCCGGCCACACCGTAGTCGTTCAAGCCTTTGGCCTTCAAATAGTTCCAAATTCTTTCTTCGTTGTTTGCTCCAGTGAGCGCCATTTGTAGTACCTCCGTTATTACGCGAAAACAGACCGGCATAAACCGATCTGCTTAATTTTCAATCCTCAGCCCACAGCATCTTCAGGCGGTACAACTGTATCGACTGTGCCTTTGGTCAGAGGGACATATTCCTGGCATTCGCCACCGGCATCCAAAATCTCACCGAGACTGCCTTGCAGTTTTTCCCGGTCGAATTTCATCCGCTCGCTTT